AGCCCAATTATATTTAAACTACAATCTAAATTAAAAAATTATGAGTAATGTATTAGACGCCGTATTGGCACAGTATGAAAAAAACCAAATCGGGGGCGGGGCCCAATCAAGAATGTCTCAAGATGAAAGAATGAAAAAGTATTTCGCTCTTATTCTCGGAGACAAAGAAAAGTCAGGACAAAGAAGGGTTAGGATTCTCCCAACTACAGATGGTTCTTCACCATTCAAAGAAGCTTGGTACCATGAAATTCAAGTTGGAGGTCAGTGGCAAAAGTTCTACGACCCAGGAAAGAACGACAACGAACGTTCACCTCTAAACGAAGTGTATGATGAGTTGATGGGTACAGGTAAAGATTCCGACAAGGAACTTGCCAAACAGTACAAATCACGTAAGTTTTACATTGTAAAAGTTATTGACCGTGATAATGAACAAGACGGACCAAAGTTTTGGCGTTTTAAACACAACTACAAGAACGAAGGAATCCTTGATAAAATCATTCCGATTTGGAGAAATAAAGGAGATGTTACTGACTCTGAAAAAGGTCGTGACTTAATTATCGAACTTGCTAAGTCCAAAACTCCAAAAGGAAAAGAATATACAACTGTATCTGCAATTATGTATGATGACCCTACACCTGTTCATGGTGAGAAAGCACAGGCAGATGCTTGGATTAATGACGAGTTGAGTTGGACTGACGTATATTCCAAAAAACCTGTCGAATATCTCGAAGCAATCGCTAGAGGAGAAACCCCAAAATGGGATAATGAAAAAGGTGGATATGTTTACGGAGATTCATCTGTGAATGAAGAAACTATCGGAGGTTCATCTAAAGGTTCTAAAAAATACACAGACCCTCAAGCAGATGCTGAGGCCGATTCCGATTTACCATTCTAATTTTATAACAAAGGGCGGTGTCAAGCCGCCCTTAATTTTTTATATGACATTCAAAGAAGAAATAGAATTACAATTGCGTGACAACAAAATTCTTACTTATGAGATTTTGAGTGCTTTAAAAGAAAAAAGTTATGTTTCTGGTAGGGCTAAACAAATCGGTGATACAGTTTTGTTTGGAATGTTGAAGGAGGAATCCAAAGAAGGAGAACTGAATTTGAGATTGGTAACTTTTCATGAAGAAGAATTAGGTACTTTATATGAAGAAGATACTAACTTTTATGACGGAGAAAAGAAGAACAAATTACCCATGATTAAAATTATTGAAGATGGCTATTAAGAAAAACGATTTTAGTAATTTAAAAAAGAAGTTCTCAACTTCGGCGAAATATAAACCACAAAGATTTTTGGATTTGGGTTCAGATTTCTTGGATGCGGTAGGACTACCCGGCCCTGCAATTGGACATATTAATATGTTCTTGGGTCACTCTGATACAGGTAAGACAACTGCCGCGATAAAAGCTGCTGTAGATGCACAGAAAAAAGAAATTCTTCCTGTTTTTATTATTACAGAACAGAAGTGGAGTTTTGACCATGCAAAATTAATGGGTTTTCAGTGTGAAGAAGTGGTGGATAAAGAAACGGGCGAACTTGATTGGGACGGATTCTTTTTATTCAATAATAATTTCAGTTATATTGAACAAATCACAGATTATATAAATCAACTACTTGATGCTCAAGAAAAAGGGGAATTGAATTATAGTCTTTGTTTTATTTGGGACTCTGTTGGTTCTGTACCTTGTAAAATGACTTATGAAGGTAAAGGTGGAAAACAACACAATGCTTCAGTGTTATCTGACAAGATAGGTATGGGCATCAACCAAAGAATTTCAGGTTCAAGAAAGTCCGATAACGAATATGAGAATACACTAATAATTATTAATCAGCCATGGGTTGAACTACCGGATAATCCATTCGGACAACCAAAGATTAAAGCTAAAGGTGGAGAGTCTGTTTGGTTGAACTCATCATTAGTTTTCTTATTCGGAAATCAAAAAGGTGCGGGTACCACAAAGATTACTGCGACTAAAGATAAACGCTCAGTTAAATTCGCAGTAAGAAGTAAAATTTCTGTAATGAAAAACCACATCAACGGACTTGGTTTCGATGATGGTAAAATTATAGTAACGCCACACGGATTCTTGGCGGGTAAAGACTCGGCAGAAGAAAAAGCGTCAATAGAAGTATACAAAAAAGAACACGCCGACTATTGGAAAGATATCATCGGTAGTGAAGGTGATTTTACACTTACAGAGGAAAAAGAAGATTGATTGTTAACCCTTAAATTGAATATGTGACAAAGACATTGTTGGTGGATGGGGACAACCTATTCAAAATTGGATTTCACGGGGTTAAGGAACTCTACAGTGAAGGTTCTCACGTTGGGGGTGTCTACCACTTCATTAATACTATTCGTCGATTTTTGGAGGAACATAATCACGATAAAGTGATTGTCTTTTGGGATGGTAATTCCAATTCATCAATAAGAAAATCCATATACCCACAATACAAGGGTAACCGTCGACAAGACATGAATGAATACAAATACGAATCTTACTTGCAACAAAAAGCAAGAGTAAAGATGTATTTGGAGGAGGTTTTTGTTAGACAAGTCGAAATGACTAATAATGAGGCGGATGACCTTATTGCTTACTATTGTAAAGTGTCTGTCGATGAGAAAATAATTATATTTTCTGCGGACAAAGACCTAACACAACTAATATCAGAAAGAGTTACAATTTTTTCACCGACTACAAAATCTTATTATAAGAACGGAGACAAGATTTCAATTAACAAGGTAGACATTCCTCATCAAAATGTGACCGTGTGTAAAATCTTCACAGGGGACAAATCAGACAACATCGATGGTATCGAGGGTTTGGGTGAAAAAACTCTTGTGAAATTATTCCCACAAATGCAGGAAAAATCCTGCACTGTCGAAGAATTATTAGATAATGCCCGAAATATCCAGCAAAAGAAACATATTAAAAGTATATCAAATATTTTGACTGGTAAGACAAAAAGTGGTATATTTGGAGAAGAGGTTTACAAAATAAATTCCAAAATTGTTAACCTTCACGAACCTCTAATCACAGATGAGGGTAAACATCTTGTAGAACAAATTCATACCGATACAATCGACCCCACAGACAGAGGATATAAAAACTTAATGAGACTAATGATGGAAGACGGTCTTTTTAAGTATCTTCCCAAGAATGATGAAGCTTGGGTGAACTTCCTAAAACCATTTCTAAAACTCACAAGAAAAGAAAAAAGAAACACAAACAAAAATTAAATTTATGAAAGAACAAGACAGTACGAAGATGGAGTTTTTACTCACCCTCAATGACAACATTGTTGTTCAAAGATTCTTCAATGTCAGAGGGTTTAATCCTCAAGCAAAAAACTCAATTGAGTTTTACGAATTTATTAAATCCCTAAAGGATGAACTTCAGTATTATTTGAAGATGAAAACTGTTGTTTATATGCTAGACAACAAAGACGCAATCATACATGACTCCAAAATTATGGAGACTTCGTTTACTGAAGGTCCTGAATACTTTAACATTTATGTTAAGGTTGGAGACACGACACTTTGTCATAGAATTTTCGATGGAAAAATGTTCCCACCAAAAGTTCGTTATACTGTTGACGTAAGACCATTTTTGAAAGAGGTCCTTCGTGAGTTGACTGACATTTTTTCAAAAACAAAATTAAATTACGAATACTGCGAATTTGACTTAAGCGCATGAGTATTTAGATATGAGAGGGGAGTCAAAAAAATATATGGTAAAGAATTTCGATTATTTGGGTAACACATTTCAGATTCAGTTGTTAAACCAAATCATAGAGGATAAGGATTTTGCATCGTCAATTATTGATGTCATTGAACCCTCCTACTTCGACAATAAGTATTTTAAAATCATTTTACAAATGGTTAAGGAATATCATAAGAAGTATGAGTCGGCACCAAACTTCGAAACTCTTTCACAAATTGTTAAGTCAGAAGTGACTCAAGAAATGGTTGCTAAAATTGTTTTGGATACTCTGAAGCAAGTAAAAGACGCACCATTTGAAGGTTCACAATTTGTTCAAGAAAAAGCTCTGAAATTCTGTAAACAACAAGAGTTACAGAAGGCTATGGACAAGGCTAATAAAATTATTACAGAAGGAGACTTTGAGTCATATGACAAAGTTGAAGGACTTGTTAGAGAAGCTTTACAAGTAGGACAAAGTGATAAGGGAATGTCTGATATTTTTACAGGTTTGGAAACCGTTTTGGAAGAAGATTACAGACACCCAATCCCAATGGGAATTACTGGAATTGACAGACTACTTAAGGGTGGACTTGCTAAAGGAGAAATTGGGGTAATACTCGCACCAACAGGTGTTGGTAAAACAACTATTCTAACCAAGATTGCCAATACGGCTTTTAATATGGGATACAATGTTCTTCAAATATTTTTTGAGGATAACCCAAAAATAGTTCAGAGAAAACATTTCACAATTTGGACAGGTATACCACCAGATGATTTGGCAAATCACCGAGACGAAGTGATGGGAAAGATTACTGAAATCCAAGAGACTATGAAAAACAGATTGGTTCTCAAAAAATTGGCTTCGGATACAATGACTATGGGACAAATTAAAAACCAAGTCAGAAAAATGATAGCCGATGGTACAAAAATTGATTTGATTCTTTTGGATTATATTGACTGTGTTCTTCCTGAACAAAGTGCAAAAGACGAGTGGAAAGCTGAAGGTTCAGTAATGAGGGCTTTCGAGGCTATGTGTCACGAACTTAATTTGGTTGGATGGACAGCAACTCAAGGTAATAGAAGTTCTATATCCTCCGAAGTAGTAACCACAGACCAAATGGGAGGTTCAATCAAAAAGGCACAAGTTGGACACGTAATTATTACGGTTGCCAAAACCTTACAACAAAAGGAATTAAACTTGGCCACAATCGCAATCACCAAATCTAGATTAGGTAAAGACGGAGTTGTATTTGAAAATTGTAAATTTAACAATGAATTACTTGAAATAGATACCGAAGCCTCGGTGACATTCTTGGGATTTGAGGAGCAACAAGAAGAAAGAAAAAGAGATAGAGTTAAAGAATTATTGGAGAAAAGAAAACAAAGAGAACAATCTCAAAATAACTCGTAATTAAATATCTACTTTTTCAAAAAAAAACTTATTTTTTTTTAGAAAAATTAATGGTCGCTTTGCGGCTGACCTCATATTTATCTTAAAAATCAACGATTTTTTGATAAAAAAGTCATATCTTTAAAAATTACAAAATGGACATTTCAAACAGAATTTTATCGGAGATTACAGTGTACATGAAATACGCAAAGTACGTTCCGGAATTGAAAAGAAGAGAAACTTGGCAAGAACTTGTTACAAGAAACATGGAAATGCATATTAAAAAGTTTCCACAATTAGAGAAAGAAATCAGAGAGAACTACATGTATGTGTACAGAAAACAAGTTCTCCCTTCAATGAGGTCAATGCAATTTGCAGGAAAGCCTATAGAAATCTCACCAAATAGAATTTACAACTGTGCCTATGCGCCTGTTGATGATTGGAGGGTATTTTCTGAAATTATGTTCTTGTTACTTGGTGGTACAGGTGTGGGATACTCTGTTCAGAAACATCACGTAGAAATTCTACCTGAAATCAGAAAACCAAATAAAGAGAGAGGGAGAAGATGGTTAGTTGCGGATTCAATCGAAGGTTGGGCAGACGCAGTCAAAGTATTAGTTAAATCTTATTTCTTTGGTGGTTCTCATATTGAATTTGATTTCAGTGACATCAGACCAAAAGGTGCAAGATTAGTTACCTCTGGTGGAAAAGCCCCTGGACCTCAACCATTAAAGGAATGTTTAATTAAATTAGAAGGAATTCTTGATTCTAAAGAAAACGGGGACAGGTTAAAAGCAATAGAGGTTCACGATATGGTATGTCATATTGCAGACGCAGTTCTTGCGGGAGGTATTAGAAGAGCTGCTCTTATTTCTCTTTTTTCAGCGACAGATGAAGAAATGATTGGTTGTAAAAGTGGTTCTTGGTGGGAACAAAATCCACAAAGAGGTAGAGCTAATAACTCCGCAGTTTTAATGAGGCACAAGATTACCAAAGACTATTTCATGGACCTTTGGAAAAGGATTGAGGCAAGTGGCGCTGGCGAACCTGGTATCTACTTGAGTAACGATAAAGATTGGGGTACTAATCCTTGTTGTGAAATCGCGCTGAGACCCTTCCAATTCTGCAATCTAACAGAGGTTAACGTATCAAACGTAGTGTCTCAAGAAGATTATGAAGATAGAGTTAAAGCAGCTACGTTCATTGGAACTTTACAGGCAGGATATACTGACTTTCATTACTTGAGACCTATTTGGCAAAGAACAACAGAAAAAGATGCCCTCATCGGAATATCAATGACTGGAATTGGTTCAGGTGCCGTATTAGGTTTGAATATGAAATCGGCAGCAAAAGTTGTTAAAGAAGAAAATAAAAGAGTTGCTGAGTTAATAGGAATTAATCCTTCAGCTAGAACAACAACCGTTAAACCGGCTGGTACAACTTCATTAACGCTTGGAACTTCATCAGGTATTCACGCTTGGCACAATGATTACTATATAAGAAGAGTAAGAGTTGGTAAGAATGAATCAATTTATTCATATTTGAAAGATAACCACCCTGAACTTGTTGAAGACGAATACTTCAGACCACATGATACAGCGGTGATTGGTATTCCACAAAAATCACCAGAAGGTTCGATTTTAAGAAACGAATCACCAATCCAACTATTGGAGAGAGTTAAAAGAGTTCAACAAGAGTGGATTAAACCTGGACATAGAAGTGGTTCGAACGCTCACAATGTATCGGCAACAGTTTCTATTCGTGAACATGAATGGCCTGCGGTTGGTGAATGGATGTGGGAAAATAAAGAATATTATAATGGTCTTTCTGTTTTACCTTATGACGGTGGAACATATATCCAAGCACCTTTTGAAGATTGTACTAAAGAAAAGTATGAAGAACTTATGGGGGCACTTAAAGACGTTGATTTATCCAAAATAGTTGAAGTTGATGATAATACAGATTTAAGTGGAGAGTTGGCATGTGCTGGAGGAGCTTGTGTATTAGTTTAATTTATGGAAAAAAATTTTGATAAAAGGGTCAAGCCTAAAAAACTTGACCCTTCTCATTTTTATGAGGTTGGTAATAAAATAGTTTTTACTGAAGAGTATCACAAGCTGAGAGGGTATTGTTGTGGTTCGGGGTGTAAACATTGCCCATTCGAACCAATATATGAAAGAGGCTCAACTTTAATAAAAAAATAAACCATCTATATTTATCTGTAATGGCAGATGGAATTACATATGGTTTAAATTTCCCCTTTAGAGATTCTAAACGTGGGGACTATCTCGAACTTACTGAATTTGAAAAACAACAAATTAAATCTGACTTGATACATCTTTTGTTGACAAGGAAGGGCTCAAGATATTACTTACCCCAATTTGGTACAAGAATTTATGAATTTTTATTTGAACCTTTTGACGGATTGACCTTCGATGCAATTGAAGCCGACATTAGAGATTCGATAGAACAATTTATGCCGAATCTACTTGTTAATAGCTTAACCATAGAACCCGCAGACCCACAAGAGGAAGTTGATATTGCAACCGGACAAAATTTCGTAGGGACAAGTGAATCATCAATCTTTAGGGCTCCTGGTAAAGGTACGTCAGAATACACCGCAAAAATAAGACTTGATTATTCTACAAATGGACAAACATTTGCTCAGAGTGATTTTGTTATTATCAATATTTAATTTAGATGGCAAATCGTAAAATATCATATACTTCTCGTGATTTTCAAGCAATAAGAACCGACTTAATAAATTATGTCAGAACCTATTATCCTGAATTAATCCAAGACTTCAACGACGCTTCAGTTTTTTCAGTTTTTTTAGATTTGAATGCTGCTGTGGCTGACAATCTCCACTACCACATTGATAGAAGTATTCAAGAGACTGTTTTACAATATGCACAACAAAGGTCATCAATATATAATATTGCGAGGACTTATGGTTTAAAATTACCGGGACAAAGACCATCTACCGCTCTCGTTGACTTTTCAATTACAGTACCCGCTTTTGGTGATAAGGAAGATGAAAGATATCTTGGACAATTATTAAGAGGGTCACAAGTTGTAGGTGCTGGTCTTGTTTTTGAAAACATTTATGATATAGATTTTGCGTCTCCATATAATGCTCAAGGGTTCCCAAATAGACTTAAAATACCAAATTTTAATGCAAACGGAGTTCTTCTTAATTATACTATCACAAAAAGAGAACTTGTTGTAAATGGTATCACCAAAGTTTTCAAAAAGGTAGTTACACCTAGTGATGTTAGACCTTTTTTCGAACTATTTCTTCCTGAAAAAAATGTATTAGGTATTACAAGTGTTTTACTGAAAGACGGAACTGACTATTCAAACATACCAACCACAGCCGAGTTTTTGGGGTTAGATAATAGATGGTATGAAGTCGATGCATTGGCAGAAGATAGAATTTTTGTAGAAGACCCAACAAAAGTAACAGACCAACCAGGAATCAAGGTTGGTAGATATATTCAAACAAGTAATAGATTTATTTCAGAGTATACAGCCGAAGGATTCAAGAAGATGACATTTGGTGGAGGTACAAATACTGCACAAGATGCTTTAGATGAGTTCACCACATTAGGACTCACAATGGACATTCAAAAATATAGTAACAACGTTTCTTTGGGTAACACTCTGAGTCCAAATTCCACACTCTTCATTCAGTACAGAGTCGGTGGGGGGTTAAGTTCAAACTTGGGTACTAACGTAATTAATCAGGTTGGAACTGTAAGTTTTTTTGTTAATGGTCCTTCAGAATCAACTAACTCATCTGTGGTAAATTCTTTAAGATGTAATAACGTAACTGCGGCTATTGGTGGTGCCGGAGTTCCATCACTAGAAGAAGTAAGAAATTATGTATCGTTTAATTTTTCAGCCCAAAAAAGAGCTGTGACTGTACAAGATTACGAGTCAATAATAAGAAATATGCCAGCTCAATTCGGTGCTCCGGCAAAAGTGGCTATTACGGAAAATGATAATAAGATTCTGATTCAGATTTTATCTTATGATACGTCAGGTAAATTAACAAGTATTGTTTCTAATACATTAAAACAAAACATTGCAAATTATCTTTCCAATTACAGAATGATGAACGACTATATTTCCATCTTTACCGCGGAAGTAATTGATGTAAGTATAGACATATCTATTGTTCTTGATACTGCTCAAAACTCTGGACAAGTAATTTCTGCAGTTATAGACGTTGTTTCTAATTATTTTGACCCACAAGTAAGACAACTAGGTCAAAACATTTATCTTTCAGAATTACAAAGTTTGATTCAAAATCAAAATGGAGTACTCACAGTTACAAACTTGGAAGTTTTTAATGAGGTTGGAGGACAATATTCATCATTTGAAACATCTATGGAATATTCAGACCCAGTAACAAAAAAAATTGGTGCGGTTGATGACACAATATTTGCTCAACCTTCTCAAGTTTACCAAATAAGATATCCAAATAAGGATATAAGAGTTTCAGTTAAAAACTTCCAGTCAGTTACAATGAGCTAACTAATTTAGTTTTATTATTTATAGGTTATACTTTAAGTAAATTGTGTTTTTGAAAAAAACTCAATAAACTATTTATAACTAAAGACCTTAATGGGTGAGTCATATAGAATAAGGACGGAACTAGGAGTTAATAAATCAATCAATATACAACTAGACCAAGAATACGAATTCTTGGAAATATTATCATTATCGATAAGTTTGGATGATGCTTACACAAGAACTTGTGCAGATTATGGAGTAGTTGTTGGAAGAGTTACAGCAAATAATGGATTAGGTATACCAAATGCAAGGGTTGCCGTTTTTATTCCTATAACACCAATTGATGAGTCTAACCCTATAATTCAGAGTGTATATCCTTATAAATCACCCGAGGATATAAATGAAGACGGATATAGATATAATCTATTACCATACGAAAAATCTTATTCGAATCACGCGGCAACAGGGACTTTACCAAGTAGATTAGACTCGTTAACAGGAAAAACACCTGTAGAAATTTACGACAAATATTACAAACTAACAGCCAAAACTAACGAAAGTGGTGATTACATGTTAATGGGTGTACCACTTGGAACCCGTACTCTTGTAATGGATGTAGATTTGTCAGACATTGGTGAATTTTCACTCACACCTCAAGATTTAATAAGAATGGGATTGGCGACAGAAGAACAAGTTGCCGGAAATAGATTTAGAACATCTTCAGATTTAAATTCTTTACCACAAATTGTAAACATACAAAGGAGTATTGAAATTTCTCCATTATGGGGAGACCCTGAAATTTGCCAAATTGCTGTAAACAGATTAGATTTTGATTTAAGGGACGATGCCAACATAGACATACAACCCACCTCCGTTTTTATGGGTTCAATATTTTCTTCGGGTGATAAATTTAGAGTTAGAAAAAACTGTAGACCTAAAGACAATTTAGGGAATTTATGTGGATTGACTGCCGGGCCTGGTCAGATATTGGCTTTAAGACAAACAATACAATTAGGTCCAGACGGGAACCCAATTTTGGAACAATACCAACTCGAACAGTCAGGAAATGTAATAGATGGTAATGGAACGTGGTTGACCGAACTCCCAATGAATCTAGATTATGTTGTTACTAATGAGTATGGAGAAAAAGTTTTTTCGAATGACCCTTTAGTTGGAGTTCCAACAAAAGCCAAGTATAGATTCAAAATTAAGTGGCAACAATCACCACAATTGAGTGAACAAACAAGAAGAGGTTACTTTTTGGTTCCCAACGTTAAAGAGTATGGTTGGACAGGAACTGCAGACCCGTATATTAGTGGTACAGGAAATAGAACTCAATTAGATAGTTCATATTATTTTGGTTTGGATTGGTCTGGTTATACTAACGGTTTTGCTGGACAACAGTTAACTAATAGAACTAACGAAATAGTCGATTGTGAGGATACGTTTTATGAATTTAAATTTAATAGGGTATACACAGTTTCAGGTCTCATCGACCAATGGAAAAAAGGAGGTAAAGGTAGGTTTATTGGTATAAAAGAGATAGACAATGATGATTGTGAATCGACAATAAATAAATTTCCTGTTAATGACGGATTCAGAAATTTTGATTTATTGTTCTTTTTGTTTTCTCTTATTTTTCAAGTTTTACAGTTTGTTGGATTATTCTTACTAATAATAGCACATTTCATTTTAGGTATCTATTCCATTGTTATCGGAGCACTATGTTTTCTGTGTGGAATAAAAATACCAATAATAAATGTAAGACCTTTCGGATTTATTTGTGCATTGTTGAATATAAGATGTGAGTCCAAGAATTTTGTTATAAGACTTCCGATGATGACTTATCCAGAATGTGAGGCTTGTCAATGTAATGATACGGAAATAAATAATTCTGCAGTACTTGGAGGTGCAAATGGAGTACTCTCATATGTTTCTTTTCCTTCAAGTTATTATAATGGATTACAATCGACTTTTGTTGGAAACACCCCTTCTGAAGACATACAATATAAATCATTGATATATTCTGATGCGATGGCGGGAAATAACGATAACGTCCAAGATTTGGGGTTATTTAAAATACCAAAATCCGCAGTTGTTAGATATCAATCGGACGATTCTGATGGAAGAAGATATTTTGCTTGGTCAGACGGACTACCATTAGGTGAGAGAATTAATATTTTCAATTCACGAGATTCGTATTTTGATGGAATAAATAAAATTAGGGTTTCATTTAACAAACCAGAAAATTTAAACAATTTTCACTATGATAACACAATAACGGTTTTATCAAATCAACCCTATTTTTCGGGAGATTTACTAACCACTGTTGACCCAGCAACCTCATCAGATTTGAATTTCCTTTATACTGCAAGTACGATAACAGGAATTACTCAAGGTATTACAGGAACGACTGTGACCGGACCATCAACAATATCGGTCAAATATGCCGCAACCCAAATGAGTGAAAATATAACAACATATTCTCTATCCACAGGCTCAACAATTGAAAGACAATTTTATCCGATGGATAGGGAGTATTTCCAAGTTGTCACTGCTATGACGGTTGCCGATGCTGCAAAAATATGGAACATAAACGCAACTCAAAATTTTCCAAACATTATAACTTCGGGACACAAAGTTGTTGAAATGAGACATAGGGCGACTATTGGATACAGGACAGAGGCCACGTCATATATAAGTCCTTATCAAGTTTTTGATAATATGCAACAACAATATGTGTTGATTTTACAAAGAGGAGTTGACCCCTATTCCCCTAAATTTACAAACGAATATCAAATAGGAAAAATATTTGGATTATCAGAAACAAGTGTTACGATAACTGCATCAACAAGATTGAATATCCCAATTCAAAAATTATCAAGTTCTTCAAGGTCAGTTCAAAGGATGTTACAGTCAGAAACTTTTTATCCTTCGTACTTTTTTACTCCAGGTAATGAGTTTTCAGGTTTTACTTCGTCATCTGTAGGGTATTATGGTAGGATAGACTCATCTTTGTTGGTTAATGGTGCTGGAAATAGAAGTAATAATGGGGTCACAGCAAAAGTAACGAACACCGCTAATGACTTTTATTATTCTGGTGAAGACGCAGATAAATACAGTTTGGGTGAGGACCTTTCAGGAGGTGCTTTTTTCTATTTAAATTTGAGTGTAGGATTATCTTTTGGGTATGCAGATGTTAATACGGGATATAATAGTCCTAACCTTTACCCTGTTTTAACAGGCTCTCCAATGGCTATAAGTGTAAAAACCACAAATGTATTTAGAAATGATAGACTACCTTCATCAGACCAATTGAATGGACCAAGTTGGGCTAGCACAGCGGCTTTACTTCAGCAGAACAATAACTTTATGTTTTATCTTATCCCTGAACTTACAGGAACTGAAGATGCGCCAGGGTATGGAACAGGGGCCGAGCAAGTTCAACCCGATATTGAAGGTCAATTTAATTCGACCTCTGTTTTAGCAAGCTTTAATTGTGACTCTATGGTTCAACTTTCTTGTTATCAAGGTTTTGGTACAAATTTCGAAATTAATACAGGATGTACAGAAACGGATGCGGTTGAAAGAGGATGTTATATGTTTTTGAGAAAACCATTGACTGATTTGGGAAAAGACATTAAAAATTATAGTGAATGGGCATACCGTTTTAGATATTTCTACGGGTTGTGTAGGGGAGTATTGTCACAGTCATTCATGAATAATTGGATAAATGGGGCACTTTATGCATTTCCAATACAAGTTGATACAAAATATAATAGATTAAACCAACCCACAACTGATTTCTGTAAAGATATAGTTTATTTAGATTTAAAAACAAATAACTTCTATTATAGAAGTTCTCCTTATAATGTAACAACTGCGAAATTTGTTGGCAAAATACCATCAGCGGGTTCTGTAAACTCGAGAAATCTTTTATTCCCCACAACAGTTATAAATTTAGGTATAAAAGATTCATTTTATTCTGAAATAATATTTGAACCTGATACACGTAGTTATATCATGCCTTATCTTGAGTCTACAAGCTATGGAGACACTTCGGATTTGGTTAATCTTTTTGTTATATCAAGAATCACCGATGGGACAGCGTTAGGAAGATTGATTTCATTAGGTGATAATTCGATAAACCAACTATTTTCTAGAAATGGAACAAGTAGGAGAATTGACGGGGACTTAGCTCAGCTTATGTCTATAAATTCAGAGTTCGGTGTAATTAAATTTTCTCCCGAATACTACGAAACAACAGGTGGCACAGATGACCCTGTTAACATATTGGGAACTTCCTCGAATCCTGCAATAGCGGTTTGGTTTTCATCAACAACAGACGACATTCAATTCAAAGATTATTTGACACCAGGTAGGATAAATTTCAGGCCAACACCAAGTTCAAATGCTAATCCATATCCGTATGGTATCAAGTCTCAAGTAGTTCCATTTTATCAATGGAGACTTGGAAATACTTCTACAATATTTGGTGACCAATTTAACTCATGGGCGACAAGCTCTACAGACATCGTACAAGGTTTAAAATATCAATCTTTAGACAGAACTAATTTATCCACTCCAAACTATTTTAGACCATCTACAAGTTCTGTGAATGATTTATACGCGAGAGGGTACATATTCAGTGTTGATATCAATGGTAATTACTCAACTGTGGGTGCAACTAGTAATAAATTTATTGTAGGGTCTCCATATCAGTTCTATTTCGGAACTATAAAAGGACAAACTGCACTTGATAGATTCAAACAAAAATTCTCGATACTTGAATAAATACACAATCATACCAAGCGACCAACAATATCCTGGTGCACCATCTGTGGACCAAGTTGTTGACGTTTATTTGGACCAAAAACAATTACTTCTTACAGAATATGATAGGAAAACTGTCGTTGATTTGGCACAATTATACGACGATGAAAGACAGGCTTGTACAGTTTTTAGACCAACATTCAAGATTGATTATGTTTATGGAAATACTTACATTGGCTCAACTAACTATACCCCGTTTCAATATAATCTATACTATGTAAACCCCGAACAATCTGCACAAAGCGGATTGTGGAAAGGATATCCACAATATTATGAATTTGATTTTTATAGACCTTATATAAATGACCAACACATTAACTACAAAGCTAAAAGTGCTTATACGTATAATTGGACCTACTATATAACATATGCCGCAGAAAATAATCCAAACGAAGAGTTATATTTTAATCTTAATGGGTCAAGCCTGACTTGGACAGCTTCAACAGGAATTCCTTTCACGATAAAGAATTCAACATCAAATGGGAATACAATAATTTCATTTGAGTGTATTGCTCCACATGGACTTACCAAAGGAGAATACGTTGAACTATCCTTCAATTATGGGAACATTAATCTTTTTCAAGTTTATTCTTTAGGGAATGGTTTGGTTGATAGTAGTGAATATATTTTTAATATCTACAACAACGGATATACTGGAACAACATTTGCTAATAATAGAACAGGAACATTTAAAAGGGTTTTGAACCCTGAAAATCTTTCAGCAACAACCTCACAATATTATGTAAGACAACATAAAGTTCTTACAAATGTTGAGGACATGGTAATGACCAAATCAGGGTTTGAAAGAAATGTTTTTATCGAAGAGAAAAAATTCGAGTTTAGTTCAATTACACCAAATAACACAAGTAGAATTTCACAAAAAACCAGTAGTAACTGTTTTAATGTGACAACAAACAAAGATTTAGATTTTGGAAAACTTTTGGATAATCAGAAAAGACCTTTGTCTGAAATTTTCTTAACAGTAGTAAATAAAGGATTAACGGGATATTTCAATGAACCATTTAATGGTGTTGGACTAAAACAAGGATGGGAGTTCAATATTACCAATACTTCCAATAGTTGGTGGAGTACTAATAACGTAAAGTCAAATTCAAATATTCGTGTTTCGGGATATTCAATAACACAAGGCTCAAGAACATATACTTTCTATTACAACACAGACTTAAAAGTTGGGGATATGATTGATGGGGATTTTTGTGAGTGGAATGATTATGAGCAAATTGAGAGGGTAATTTCTCCATACTATCATAAATTAAAATATAATCAAAAGGTCTTCACAACTACTAATGAGAACGACCCAAACTCACCAGGGTTTTATTACAAACCTCATAACATGATGCAAATAAGGGTGTTTTCAGATTATGTAGAAACAGGAAAGGCTACTGATGTTGCTGGTGTTCCAACATACTCATATTTTTCAGAAAGCGACCAAGAGTTCAGATGGAGGGATTTATATGGTTATGGATTTATTGATAATTTAGAAAGAGGGGTTGACTATCCTTTCTTCAATTCAGCTCAATACCCATTCAAAGATATTGTTTTCAGATTGATACCTGAAGGTTCTAATTTCAATTCGAACTTATTAGGGATAAACTTCCCTGTGAAACCTTTAATCGATGAGTGTGAATAAATACAACATAAGACTTTTTGGGCCTATAGAAAAACAAATTAACATACCTATTAATTTGGATTGGGATTACTTGGGAACATCAGAAGCTGTTGAAGAATATGAGGAAACAATAGTTAAAGAGGTTCTTGGAACGGGATACGACTTCGAAGTTGATAGATTTTCTAATGAACCATTTTCAGGTACAAGTCAGGAAACAGCAATAAGATATCAATTCTATTTTTATTCAGGAGGAACTTTAGATTCATCTTCAAATTGGAAGTTAGATTATAGAGGAGAGGGTTTTACAACAGGAGATATCTATTACTATAATGACAACTTTGCCAATTCCTTTTTTAAGTTGGATTTGTATGATAACATTGACCCAAAAAAGCAAAAGATTCTCATAACAATCATAATACCAACTCAACAAGGTTCAAAAATAGACGCGGTTTTGCAAAGAACACCTGTGACGATTAAAATACCTGATTTTGTTTTAGATTTTGTGGGTGATGTTGAAGGTTTCTTTATCTATTGGTTAAAGAAAAAAAAGTTTTTGGATGTTACAACTTTTTACATGACTGCCAAGTTTTATAATGCAGAAACAGGGCAATTTACAAAAATGATGACCCAACCCCAATCAAATATCAGTGGGGATAAGTTTTCATTCGATAGCCTTTCATATTTCTATGTCAGGGTGGAATTAGATTATAATAAAAGAACATATCAAATGTTCAACACGGTTACGGGAGGTAGAGTAGGGACCCCAAATCCCATAAAATGGTACGAATATGTTAACCCATAATGGCAGATTATAAATTTATTGTATCACCAGAGAATGTTCAAAGAGACCTGAACGTCGTAACTTGGAGGGGAGAACAAGTTGGGGTTTATTCTGCAATGACCCAAATTCTGACGGGTAATACAAACAACACATCACTTCTAACAGGGCTAACTTTGAATGTTCTTCTAACTCAAACAGCAACAGATGCAGGATATTATTCGGAGTTTGATGGTGCTATATTACAAAAAGATGTTGTTGCTAATTTTATCTTCTCTGCGGTGACAGGTTCACCTTATACTTATTATATCTATAACACATCCGATGAGTTTCAGAAATTTTTAGAACTTTCAAAATACACAGTAGATTGGGGGGATGGGTCACCATTACAAGAGATTACTGCATATACCCCAACAGCAATTTCGCACTCATATCCTGTAGCACAAAAAACATATAAAATTACGATGGAACAAGTAAACCCTTGGGGATTGACAAGGGTACAGAAAACTATTACCACACCCTTCAAAGATGTCAAAATTTATAATTTACAGGGTGAGTGTTATTTTATTCCGAAATTTGGTAATTGGTTTAATACACCAATATCATACAATTATATTTTTACAGGGGATTCCTTGAATGTTGTGTCTAATCAAACATCCAATAATTTTACAACCGTACCATTTACTGTTTCGGGAACTACCAAATCTAGACTTGAAGAGTTGGCTCTTTACAGTCAACCAAGATTCATGGTTGGTGTGCCTGTAGTAAAAAACGGGCAGATATGGGGCGCGGTTACAGATATTAATAGAACTTTTACTGCTTACACAATACAAGCTGTTAATTATTATGATTATGCAAACGGAACATCGATATTTTTTCAACAATCATCAGGGTTTACTGACCAAAACTTAACCGCAGTTCCAATAACAAAATTAGAGGCACTTTTGAAAGTTATGGACCAACCACAAATACAGAGTGACGCTTTTGTTGAGAGAGGGAAGGCTAGTGCGTATGAGAGAGTTCAGAGACTTGGAGAGGTCGATAATTTGGGTGACATGTTAAATTATGGATACGGATTTTTTAACGTTGAAAATAAGGACTAAACTATTTATTAAAAAAACTTTTTTATGGCTATAGCATCATATGGTACAATAAGACCGAGTGACGTTTCTCCATCAGATGTTGAAATTATTGTGACGTACACTCCAACAAGAGACGTAACAGAAAACTTCACGTTAACAACTTTAGATGCTCAAACGGTTCTACAACCCTATTTTAACAATTCAGAAACAGGAGGAAACGCTGGTGTTGAAGTGTTAGGTGGGTTATATAACTTGACACTGCCAGCAGAACAATTCAACGCATTAGGAATTTATACACTTATGTTAAGACCGGCTCAAATAAGAACTGTTATAACAGACTGTGGTGTATTAAGCGCTCTTCCAAATGTTAAAGGTATTGTGGTTGACTTAACAAACGTACCTGCTCAATTTCAAAACAAATTTGTACCCCAAGGATTGGTTGGATTTCGTATCGAATATTTAAATCCCGATGGTTCTAAAATTCCTAACTTTTTTAGAGTTGTCACATCGTGTTTTTTTTGTGAGCCAGTTGTTACAAATGAAGTAAACACAGTTCAAAAATCTATAAGATATAGATATGTTGATGGAAATGCTAATTTGCTTTTCTTAACCCTTTCACCATCATCATCTCCAACTAATAAACCAAATGCCACTCCATTCATTGGACAACCCGACCAAAGTATTATAATCACAAATACTTTTTTTAATCCTATTTCTATAGAGGTTGAAATGGTTGAGTATGATATTTCATCTCTTGCAATCGCTCTATTCGGAAATCAGACTAAATCTATTGATGACGGTATCTACACCATATATGACTCTGAAAATAACATTTACAGACAATACAATTTGTATGAAATTAGAGACCAATTCAACGCTCTGTTGTATGAGGTTAGACAGAATAGGGGTGCTAATATCGATTTCAGTAAAAACTTCACTAACATAACAACATAATGGCATCGAGAAGTAAATATTTTTATCCACCAAGACCCGGTAACGGAGCAGGTACATTCTCTGATAACATTGTAGGTTTACAAACAGTTGAGGGGGGAGGATTAACGCAAGGAAACTTTGAGTTTACAACAGGTATTGTTGAAAAGGTAAACAGAAAGTTTAATGTGGGGGCTTTCTCCGAACCAATGACTTTAGATGGTATGAACATTGAGTCTTTGGCTGAAAGCAGAAGAATTCAAGCAACACAATTTAGAGTTTATCCAAACTATGACGTATCACAAGTTTTAAACTTTTCACTTTATGGTTCACTGTCAAAAAGATTTGAAGTATCTATAACCAAAATAATTAATTATTTCCCCGCATCTCTTGATGTAGAACATATTAATGGTCTTTTTAGTTCAGGTTATACCGCTTATGACATAATCTACGACTCCGTAAATAATGAAACATATTTTAAAATTAATGTAGATAGGTTTAACAATCCATTTGGTGTGGATTATAGTTTGAGTGCGTCAACCAATTTGTCTGTTAGAGAAATTACACAATCACCTTACAGAAATTTATATAATACTTACTTGGATTATTGTGTTGCAATTCCTTTAGAAGATGAAACAAATGATATTTTTAGAATTGTTTCATTTAATCCATCAGAAACACTTACAACTGGTTATGTTGAATTCTATGTAGAAGGTGCTCCATTTGGAACAGGGTCCACCACAATAATAGAATATCAAATTAGACCTAACGATTTGGTTGCCGATAAAATTTTTACAGAATCATTTGACGAAGTTGAAAAGTTTTTATTAAATAGATTGATAAGACCCGAGTACACCGCAATATTCCAAGTCCCACAACAAAATGAAGCGGGAAATTTCTATACAAATTATCAAGAAGTCACTTGGCCTAAAGAAGGACCTTGGAATTTGGACATCAAATCATATGAGTTTGACAATTATCTTGAAAAATTGCAATTAATTGCTGAGAATTTAGATAGTTTTAAGACAAATCTTATATCAAGATTCCTTGTTAGTGGCTCCCTGAAAGAGTTTGATACACTTGATAGGAAGGTTGAAAAGGTTTTTCAAATTTATGGTAGAAGTTTTGACCAAGTAAAACAATTCATTGATGCGTTGGCGTTTATGAACTCCGTTAACTACAATCCATCAAATGATATTCCATCGCAGTTACTTGTAAATTTGGCCCAAACACTAGGTTGGTCTTCCAACTACTCACCAATAACGGACGAAGACTTTTTGGAGTCCATTTTTGGTAATACAGCAACCCCTACATATCCTGGATATGCAAGGGCTTTGACACCGACAGAGATAAATTACGCTTTCTATAGGAATCTTATACTCAACGCGGCTTATCTTTTCAAATCAAAGGGTACAAGAAGGTCCGTAGAGTTTCTTATGAGATTGATTGGTGCACCTGAATCACTTATTGAATATAACGAACATGTTTATTTGGCAGACCAAAGAATAAATTTAGACCAATTTTATGTACAGTTTGCTCAAATATCAGGAGGTACTTATGAAGATGTTCAGCCTGCATATATCCCTGGAGATACATTTAAAGTAAAAGGACAAGTGTTTACTGCATTTACCACTTCCTCAACATATGAAGATGTCAATGTAACAGTTTCAACATATCCTATGGATGCGGAGGGATATCCAAAGGCACCACCCGACACTGAATCATTTTTTTTCCAAAAAGGGGCAGGTTGGTACGAACAAACTCCATCACATAGAAGTCCCGATGAAGTTGTTCTTTCAGGTCAAATATATACGGGACAGAATTATGACATTCAAACTCAACTACAACCTTTTACTTATGGTCAAATATATCTAGATAGGTTCAGAGATTTTCCATATATGAACGAGGGTTTCAAACTTCGTAGAGTTATAGATAATAATAAGTCTTGGTTACAAGATGACGACAGATTAAGGACATCAACTCAAGCCGATTACAATGCCTATTACTATGTTGAGGACGATAAACTTGTCTTGAATGTTAAAAATGTTGAAGTATTTCTGAACGCGGGTCAAGGATTGGTTTATGATGTGTGGACTCAATCAAGAAGATATGATTACCCGATTCCTGAATCAGGTCTTACAGTTGGTTATCCCGTACCTGGAGGTGTTGATTGGACTGAAATAAAACCCGAGCCAAAGAAAAAAACATTCTTCGAGTTTTCTCAAACTTTTTGGGAGAATATGATTAATGCTAGAAACAGACAATACATTACTGATGGAAAAACAGGAGGGTACCCAACTCTACAATCTATTTGGTGGAAGTATATAGAACAAGAAGAAACAATTGGTGTACCAAATAACAAATATACATACCAAAAACTAATTGATTACATCCAAGGAATTGGTCCATATTGGACAAAACTAGTTGAACAAATGATTCCTGCCACCACAATTTGGAATGGAGGAGAAAGATTTGAAAATTCTGTCCTTCATAAACAAAAATTTGTTTATAGAAGACAAAGAGGATGTCAGTTTATACCGATAGCTGTTAGTCCTTGTTTTGTAATTGGAAATCTATTTGATTACAGTTGCGCAACTGAACTTGTTGATTATTATGTCTATGCTTGGTTAAACGGAGACACAACAGTGTCAAACTTCCAATCTGTTTTGGCTAATAGGGTTAACAACTTATTGGTTTCTAATAACGTATCTCCAACACAATGTATTATGAGTTCGATATATTCAAAGTGGTATGTTGATTTGAAGATAGGTGGAGACCAAATCATTCTCTATCAATTTTATACAGGATACGGACAGAATGATGTACCAACCACAAATCAATGGAGAAGTGCTCTTATATCTACACTACCACAACTATATGATTATGGTTTTACTTATTTCTTAAATGGAAACTTCTTAACGATAAGTAGTATGACCTGTGAACCAAGAAACCAAAATGAATCAGTTGTTTTGAGTGTTGGAATAAATATTGATATAAATTGTAATACAAATTAATGTCACTTTTCAATTATAATTTAAGTGTAACTGGAGACTGCTCAAATGTAGGTGTGGGCGCGATTCTTGTTGTTCCTACAGGTGGAACTCCACCGTACACAGTAGAGTGGACAACGCCAAGTCTTGGGGAAGACCAAGCCGTATTGGAATCATTTAGAGGAGGGTTATACCCAAATACCTACGTTATTAGGGTTAATGATTCAACACTTCCAACAAACCAAGAATTTTTTATTAACATTCCTGTTTCAGATGGAATTTGTGCATCAATAGTTCAGGTTAATGATACTACGTGTTCTTTATTAAACGGTTCAGTAACTGCAACTTCTACATCCGATTATTCTTCAACAAACTATTATCTTTTCGATTCGGGTAATTCTTTTATCACATCCGCAATAACAACGACATCAACTGCCGTATTTGAAAATTTAAGTGCCGGAACCTATTCAATAATGGCTTTGGACCTTGGAGGTTGTACAGGAGTAACGCCAACATTTATAATAGATGATTCGGGTCCATTTGATTTTGGATTGTATGTTGTTCCAAACTCAAGTTGTGGGGGAACACCAATAGGTAAAATATTAGTGACAGGATTAACAGGACAAGCGCCATACTCATATCTATGGAGCAATGGACAAACAGGTTCCACGATTACGGGATTAACCGCTGGTCAGTATTCTGTTGCGATTACAGACGCATCTGGATGTCAACAAATAAGAAATGGTGTTTTAACAAATATTTCTTCTTTGGGTTTTGGTGCTTTCAGTGCGAATACACCATCTTGTCTTCAGGCAAATGGACAAATAACCCTGACAATTACAGGGGGAACCGCACCTTATTACTATTCAGCTTCAACTGGTGATTTTGCAGTGTCATATTCACAAGAATATACAATCTCAAATCTCTCATCAGGTCAGTACAACTTTTTGGTAACAGATGCTGCTTTTTGTCAAATTAATGTCGGAACCACTCTAGCAACGCCACAAGGTATATCAAGTGTTAGTGTTATTGGTACTAATTCAACTTGTTCAAGTAATAATGGTTCAATTACCGCAAGTGTAGATGGAGGTACACTCCCTTATACTTATACACTTATTCTTCCTGATGCTTCAACACAAACAATAACAAACTCTCAAACAAGTTATGTGTGGAGAAATTTGGCTTCAGGAACATATTCCGTTGTTATCCAAGACTCATCAACACCAACAGCTTGTTACTCTCTAACTGAAATTATCATAATTAATGAAAATAGATTTACAATATCGTTGAGTCAATCAGGAACAACTTGTGGACAAAACAATGGTAAAATCTTGGTAACAAAATCAGTGGGAGGGGCGTCACCATACGATTTTATTTTAGATGGAGGGGTTCAGAGTGTTATAGATACAACATCAAGTGCGGCAACGTTTTCAAATTTGACATCAGGACAACATACAATAAGTGTTGTTGATGCTACAGGGTGTACCCAAATACAAACTATATTTGTAGAGCAATCCGAACAATTAGATTTCAGTCTATATACAACATCATGTGGGAGCGGTTCTGATGGTAGAATTACGGCTTTTATTTCTTCAGGAACACCACCATTTTCTTTCAATTGGTCCTCCAACGTTTCAAATAACCCTCAACAGATACAAATTTCGGGACTTTCGGCAGGAACTTATACTTGTACAATAATAGATGATGACGGTTGTTCATTAAGTAGAACCACAAATATAACTTGTGCAAAATCATATGCTTCATACCAAAGTTATGTTATGGGTTCCGAAATATTCAGAATACAATCACCAACCAAACTTGGAATGTTACAAATGTTGAATGAGGGATTTGCTGACTTGACATCCGGCAACACAACTTGTGACTTGGTAACAGCTGAATTTATTGCAATAGTTAAAGTACAACCTTTAGGAACAATTATCCAAGACCAATTTTATACTGGAACTACACTCACACAAGTACCTTCAGATAGTTTGTGGTTTGACACAATTAAAGATTTATTATTAAGTGTATCAGGTGTTGGTAACGTAATTGTAGACCAACTTAATAATCAAATTACAATCCAAACACAACCAGGTAATACAACCCTAAACAATCAAGAGATTATAGTGGAGCTCAAGATTATTTACGATATAATGTGCCTAACATGATACAAATAAGGATTGATACAATATCTGGGTCAACAGCTTATCCTATGACCGTATCCATGGCTGATGTATATGGAAATAATAGGACTGCAATTGCTACTATAACAGGTACAACTGTACCACCTACTGTAACACTAAATAATAGTGTGAGCGGTGTAACTATTCCAAGTATATTTGATTATGCGCCACAAATAATGTTAATTATAACTGATAATAATGGGTGTGAAGTTTTCCATATTATTGATTGTACATTTGGTTGTGCTTTTGAAATTATAATTGATGAGGTAGTCTGTACTTTCAATATAGATATTTAATCTTGATATCAATCATTTAGGTTTAAACCATGTGAACACTATCGTTAAAGATTTTACCACATATATATCAATCAAACACTTAACCGTGGTATTTATAAAAAAATCCACGGATGTCTTTATACTCCATTTTCGTTGTTAATACCGCCCCAAGTTGTGATAATGATGTCGAACAACAAGTCACTATTACGGGTTGTACTTCTTATTTAGTAAAACTAGCCCCTAATTCTAATGCCATCGGGCCTTTTGATGTTTATTATAGTTTATACCCAACACTTTTCTCTGCGGCAACAATATACTATTCAGGACTGACAAGAACACAAATGTTGAATGGAGTAGTTGTTACATTTGAATGTACCCCAACTCCAACTCCATCAAACGGTACACCAACCCCGACTCCAACGATTACTAACACACCTTCACCAACACCAACAAATACAGAAACTCCGACAACAACACCAACAAATACTGAAACTCCGACAACAACACCAACAACAACACCAACTCCTAATGCTTCGCAAACTCCAACCGCAACACAAACTCAAACCCCAACAAATACTGAAACACCAACACAAACACCAACACCTTCATCTGCCTCTTTCCAAGGATATGTGTTCCCTGAACCACAAAACCCAACTTCCCAAAATGATTTGGGTCAATACATGTTTGATAATGGAGCTACAGAATACTTTGGATTCCAAAACACAGGAACACCAGGTACTTCAAATTTCGCGGCTGATATGGCAATCTATGTTCAATATTCGGGATGGAGTGGTTCAGTTGGTAATTTCATAACCAACGTGTCTACTTTAAGTGGAGCGATAAGACAAGCTTCGGGTTCAGGTACGGATTCTTTCGGTTGTGCACAGAGTCAATATACTTTCGGTACTATTGAAGTTACCTCAACGGATGTTGACCCTAACGAACAATACAATTACACAGTTTGGGTACCATTGGCAGGTGTTGGTGGTACATTAACAAACATGACAATCGACGTTGGAACTGCTGCATGCTCTCAATCAGTATTTAATGATTTTGCACCATTATCTTCACTTGCCGCGATAAACGTAACGGTACCTTCAGGATGTGTAATACCATCTGGTGTTTATAGGGTTCTTTGGAATTTTATTTTACCTGCGGTCGTTCCATTGGGAACATCATTATATTTTAAAGGTGATACAAAAACATGATAATATTTATTTAAAAAGAAAGCACAAATGTCATTAATATATAAAAATCCAATCACTGGCGTCCAATTATCTGGTGCAGAATCAGTAGGGAGAACGGTCACTTTCGGTAACACTTTTTCTGTTTTGAATATTGGAGGATACATGGAGGTTTGGAATTTAGATGATTTAGAGTTAGTTTTAACTGCAGCAACATATCCAGCAACGATTCAATTATCGGCAAATACAATTCCTATTCAACTAACAATAGGTACAGGCTCGGCATTTTCACCGGATATAATCACACTCAATTCAGACAACATATCTTCTGGTAGAAGAAGACTAGGTATGCATGTTTTCGTTCAAGAGACGCAAACAGTTTACCAATATACAATTCCTAATTATGAAATTTTATGGGATTCATTATCAGGTTTAACGGGTAGTTCCGCAAAAACGGAAAATGAGTATACCACTACAGTGAATAGCCGTTCTCAAGCTGGCCGAAATTTTATATCGGCATGGACGGGTTCAACTATCGAGGGGGTAAACGGGGTTACAAGAGAAAATGCTAGATGGAGAATATTTTATGGAACTGATTGGCAAATTACAGGAGGAACGTATTATTCTGCAACCTCAATTTTAGATTTATATAATAATACTGGAGGTACTTTAAGTATATCTGGTTTTACTGCGCCAATAACCGGAGGAACCTTCAATTTAGGAAATGAGACTTTGACACTTAACAGTGCCGGTGGTCTCACTATTGAGGTTACAGGGTTTACTTCTAGTTCTCCTTTATCTGTTGGAGTTGTTGGAGAAACACTAGTAACATCAGTTACTGGTATGACTTTTTCAGGAATGTCACTTATTGATAACGGGGGAGGTAATGTTACTCTTACTGTAACAGGGGGGACCTCAAGCAGCGGAACTTCAGGAACTAGCGGAACAGACGGCTCTTCTGGTACAAGCGGAACAGATGGTTCAAGCGGTACGAGTGGAACTGACGGTTCAAGCGGAACTTCTGGAACAAGTGGTACAGACGGCTCATCGGGTACGTCTGGCACATCTGGAACTAGTGGGACAGACGGTTCTTCGGGAACTTCAGGTACGGACGGCTCTTCAGGTACATCTGGAACTTCGGGTATTGATGGTTCAAGTGGCACATCTGGAACTTCGGGTATTGATGGTTCAAGTGGTACATCTGGAACTTCAGGAACTGACGGAAGCTCTGGTACAAGTGGCACAGATGGTTCATCGGGAACTTCTGGTACAAGCGGAACTGACGGAAGCTCTGGTACAAGTGGCACAGATGGTTCATCGGGAACTTCTGGAACAAGCGGAACTGACGGAAGCTCTGGTACAAGTGGCGCAGATGGTTCATCGGGAACTTCTGGAACAAGCGGAACAGACGGAACTTCAGGAACTAGCGGAACAGATGGAACTTCAGGTACTTCAGGTACAGATGGAACTTCAGGAACAAGTGGAACAGATGGCACATCAGGTACTTCAGGTACAGATGGAACTTCAGGAACAAGTGGAACAGATGGTACATCAGGTACTTCAGGTACAGATGGCACATCAGGTACTTCAGGTACAGACGGAACTTCAGGAACTAGCGGAACAGATGGCACATCAGGTACTTCAGGTACAGACGGAACTTCAGGTACTTCAGGTACAGATGGAACTTCAGGAACTAGCGGTACAGATGGCACATCAGGTACTTCAGGTACAGATGGCACATCAGGTACTTCAGGTACAGATGGAACTTCAGGAACTAGCGGTACAGATGGAACTTCAGGAACTAGCGGAACAGATGGCACATCAGGTACTTCAGGTACAGATGGAACTTCAGGAACTAGCGGTACAGATGGAACTTCAGGTACAGATGGCACATCAGGTACTTCAGGTACAGATGGAACTTCAGGAACTAGCGGTACAGATGGAACTTCAGGTACAGATGGCACATCAGGTACTTCAGGTACAGATGGAACTTCAGGAACTAGCGGTACAGACGGAACTTCAGGAACAAGTGGTACAGATGGTAGTTCAGGTTCTTCAGGAACAAGTGGTAGCTCAGGAACATCAGGAAGCTCTGGTACATCGCCCTTAATTTGTACACCATTTTTATCTGGAGATTATTATTTTCAATCGGTAGGACAACCCTATAACGGGCCTTCATATCCAAATATGGCATGGGGTCCTGGACAAACATTAAGTGTATATGCGCCTGATGATATTATAGAGTATATGATAATTAGCGGTTATACCGCTTCAACAGGAGATTTGATTGCGGTTATTACATATTCTCAAAGTCCTAATTATAAAACACAGGCAGGAGTTACTCTTTGTCTTGTAGGTGCACAAGGTTCAAGTGGTTCTTCAGGAAGTTCTGGTTCTTCAGGTTCTTCAGGTACAGACGGAACTTCAGGAACTAGCGGTACAGACGGAACTTCAGGAACTAGCGGTACAGATGGCACATCAGGTACTTCAGGTACAGACGGCTCATCGGGTACATCAGGTATGGATGGTTCAAGTGGCACATCAGGAACTTCGGGAACTGATGGTTCTAGTGGTACTAGTGGAACTTCCGGTACATCAGGTTCAGACGGCTCTTCAGGAACAAGCGGAACATCAGGAACTACTGGAACATCTGGTACATCAGGAACAAGTGGTGTTGATGGCTCATCAGGAACTTCAGGTACATCTGGTACATCAGGAACAAGTGGTATAGATGGCTCATCAGGAACTTCAGGTACATCTGGTACATCTGGCACATCAGGAACAAGTGGTATAGATGGCTCATCAGGAACAAGTGGTACATCAGGAACAAGCGGAACATCAGGAACTACTGGAACATCTGGCACATCAGGAACAAGTGGAACATCTGGTACAACTGGAACGTCTGGTACAAGTGGTATTGACGGTTCATCAGGAACAAGCGGAACATCAGGAACTACTGGAACATCAGGCACATCAGGAACATCTGGCACATCAGGAACAAGTGGTATAGATGGCTCATCAGGAACAAGTGGTACATCAGGAACAAGCGGAACATCAGGAACTACTGGAACATCTGGC